ATTCCACTTAATTCGTTAGTGACAGAGCATCCTAAATTTTGGATAACTGGCAAATAATAATCCTGTCTTATCTCAGAATAAACAAATGCGTCTGTTAGATTTATAGGAACGCCATTTGCATTTTTTAACTGAATACTAATATTGTAATTAGTATTTCTTTGAATGCATAAATCATATGATGAAGCGGACATGGTGGCACCTTTTTCCTCTTAAATTTACACAAAAAAGCGCACCATGATGATGCGCTTTTAAATATAAAATTTAAAAAATGTTAAACTCCTGTCCCAGTCAACGTTAAAACTTCATAAACCATATTTTTTGCAATTGTCTGTATTGGGGCAGCTTGATAATAATTATAAGCATAAACAAGTTTATTTAACTCATCAAGATGGTCCTTGGACAATGCTCTAAACTGCTTACTCACTTCGTTTCCATTTATAAAGGTGACAGAAGAGTCTTCGTCAGAAACAGAAACAATATTATTTGTTGGCGAAGAAGAGCCGATTGTTTTAATCGCGTTTCTAGACTTCTTTTTGTAATAGCTGGCTAGATAAAGATGTTTGAAGATATCCTGCTCTTCTCTAGCAAGGTCTATTCCTGTGCCGCTATAAGAAGTAAAAATCAAATTATTTAGCTCCCCTACATTGGCATTAAGCCAGCCAGAAATAGAGCTTATATTTGTTTCATTAGTGTCAGCATCAAATTCGTAATAAAAAATATCACTAGCTATTTGTCCTAAATTAGCCATTTAAAATTTTATTTAATTTTTCTTTTTGCTCTTCTGAAAATAAAGCTTTTGCTTGAGGCTGTGGGCTAAAATGTGTTCTACTTCTAACATTCTGAGTGTCAAACTGTTGCATCAAACGTTTCTTTAAAACTGGTCTAGCCCCAGATGGATCTACTTTTAGCTTCATAGCCAAACTTCTGATTTCTTCACTAGACATTCCATCTAAATTTTCTTCGAAAATTCTTCGATTAGCTGTGCCGAAGATGTTGATTTCTCCAATGCCGAGAGCGCTCTCTAATTGACGTATTTTTTTTCTATATTCAGGAGAATTTTTATCTTGAATAGAGTTAATTTCGTCAATTAAGCTTTTCCTATTTTGTTCAGTAGATTGTCCAGTAGATATCTCCATACTACATATTACTTTAATCTTTACACTTTTCTAAAAGAGAAAGAATAAAAAACCCGCCCATTTCTGGGCGGGTTTGTTAATTTTGTATCGTTTAGTGTTAGACGATCTTTCCGACGAGAGCGCGGGTATCAAGGATGATACGACCCTCTTCCATCGAACCGAAATAACCAATCTTGTTCTGACGAATGCTGTATTGGTCATCGGCAACCAGAGTAAACTCGGAGTTTGAATCTGGATCGGTAGCGACAACACGGAGAAGGGACTCGCGTGAACGGTCGATACCAACGAGGATTTCAGTGTTAGCGCCATCGAATACGGCTGAACCTGTACCACCAGCAGTTGTGTAGTTGGTGGAGGCGGCAGCTGTGTCGAAGATGGTGTTGAATTTCTGGCCTTTGCCCATTTCGTTGAACTCAAGGATAGAAACACCATAGAAGCTGGGGATACCAGCGCTGCCGTAAACGGCCATACGCATTGCATCTGGAGCGGCAATACCTACTGTTGAACCAGCCTCTGTGCCAGTGGTATCAGTGATACCAGCAACAGTGTTGATTGGGTTGTAGGCCATAGCGCGGATCTGCTCAACGATTTCTGGCGAAACCAGAAGATCGGTCAGACCTGTGCGTCCGCCAGTGGCGGGTGTGCCTTTAGCCCAAGAGGTATTGATGCGTTTTGCGAGTGTCAGAAGCTCGTTCAAGTCAGCAAGCAGGAAACGACCAGCTTGATTTGAGCGTTGAACGTGAGCTTTGCCATTTGTGCTAGCGTTGGCCAGAGCAGCCATTACCAGAGTGGCGGAAGTGCGCTCCTGCTTGAGGAGGATTTCCTGAGCCATACGGGTGAATGTCTTGGCGACAACATCCATACGATGCTTGGCGGCATATTTACGGTCGAATGAAAGGGCGCTATCTAATGTATAGGTAGCAACTTTCATCTCCGATACTGTGGGAAGGACTTGGTTTGTGGGAAGTCCACCAGCTACAGACTGTGAATATACGGTGATGTAGTCCTCGTCGTTAATGTCGAAATAAAGATCGAGGGGGATGCTGGGATTATCGTCAGCGTTGAAGGGAAGAGTTGAGAACAGGTTGCTCAGTGTAGGAGCGTTGTTAACAACTTCCGCGAGAACGGGACCGATAAACTCAGCGAGTGCGACTTGAGCATCATAAGCAACAGTGCGATTGCGGCTAGCCATTGCTTTGATAAGCTCAATTTGTTCTGGAGTGCGCTTTAATGTGATTTTCATTTAAGATAATTCCTTTCTTATTACATGCGCAGACCAACTACGGCGAATGTACCGGAGAACTGGTCGTTGAGGTTTGCTGTTGAGGTGAGTGGTGAGCGGGTGCCTGTACCGAGTACAAGACCGAGCTTGCCATCATCATTATGGGCGCAGCCTGTTACTTTACCGGCATTAGCGGAAAGCTTGAATGCGTCACCAACGGTAAGAGTACCGTCGATAGCCGCTGGTCCAAGTGTAAATACGCCGCGTGTAGCGACTGGTACAGCTTGACCAGGGAGAACGCACATAAGCTCTTCAGCCTTCTGGCGATAATAGAGAAGCTTTTCACCGTTTTCATCAGTTTTTGCTGTCTGACGAAGAGTGACGCCAAGGCAGTTTGTCAGATCGCCAGAAGCGGCGGGAGTGATTTTAAGATTTACCTTGGGATACGAGTTTGCACCGATATGGGGATAATCGGTTTTGCCGAGATAAGAATCAGAAGCGTAAGAAACTGGGTCTAGGTCAAAGTTGCCAGCGGAAACTTTAACGAAAACACCAGCATCACCGCCACCAACTCCTGTGACGCTATCGTTGACGGAGGCGTCAGCGAGAGCATACATATTTACTACATCATGATCGTCGTATTGACGAAATGGTAATAGACGAAGTGCCATATTATTTTCCTTTAGTGTTGTTTACAGTTAATTTTTATTATTTAGAATAGCTTACGCTAATATTTTCGCGAGAGAAAGCTTTTGCGAACTTCTCACGGAAAGATTGTTCGACAGCGATTTTGCTATCGGGAGCTTTGTTGGTGGCTGTTGCGTTTTCGAGCGCAGCGGCAACGTCAGCTTTTTTCTCTTCTGTTTTTACCTCTGCATTTGCAGTGGTAGAAGCTTTGCTGACTTCTTTGAGGCGAGCCTCGACTTGCTCTGCGATTTTCTTTTCGATCTCAGCAGCCTGAGCCTTGATGAATTCTTTATTCTTGTGCTTCCAAACAGTAGCAAATTTTTCTTTGTATGAAGCGAATGACTCTTCAGCGGCGTCAAGAGCTTGAACTTCCGAGAGTATAACTTTACGATCATCATCGGAAAGATCGTAGGCGGCATCAAGTTCGCCAACGCGAGCGTTCAGGCGAGCGATGGCCTCTTCTTGAGCTTTGGCTTCTTTAATTTTATTAAGTTCTTTTTGTGTTTTGGCAAGTTCAGCCTTCATTGACTCTACTGAAGCGACGGTCTCATTGTAAAGCTTCTCAGCCTTTTCTTTGGCTTCTTTCTCAGAAGCAATGGAGTCGCGATACTCTGCGTCTTTTTGTTTGATAGCTTCTGCGAATTGGCTAGTCATTGAAGCAACAGCCTCTTCGCCGAACTTCTTCTCAAGAAGAGCAGACTTTAACTCTGCGATTAATTTTTCTAAGTCCATATGGTTTATATTTTTTACATTTTTTATTGTAAAAATGGAATTTGATTTTTTATTTGATAGAAACGCAGCTACTTCTTGCTTGTAATCAGCAGAAGAATCTTCCATCTCTAAATCCTCATTCATCTCTTCATTTTCCTCTTCGTCTTCTGAGCTTTTCAGAGAGAACGTTGCATTTTCGTCTAACGATACAACTCCATTTACTTGAGCGGCTGGATTTGTAGTGAAGCCTCCACCAAGAGGATATATTTCTCCAACAATTAAGCGATAAATTGGAGTTCCGTCTTTCATTTTACCAGAACCGCCTTTGGCCTTTAAAAATTGAGAAAGCTCTTGTACTTGATTAGGGTCTGTAACAATTTCAGCTTCTTTTAATTTCTGACTTCCAATTGCCAAATAATAATTACTAAAACCGATTTCCCAGCTTGCAGATATAGAATTATTGAACGAATCGTTAATATCAGAATTTCTAAGCATCAACGAAGTGAATGCTTTGTCTACTGTTCTATATATAACACCAGCAACAGAAAAATAAAGTGGATCTAAAGTTTTAGCTGCATCAGAATCATCCAAGAATTCATTTGTATCAATTTTATTAAAAGAATAATTAGTTATATGGCCTACTACTCGTTTTTTGTTATGCTCAATATTTAAATATTTGTGCAAAAATCTTTTTGCAATTTTAGACGCAGTAACTCCAGAAATACCGTCTCCATTATTGTTTATCATGTTTGGGACAGCAAGATTAAATGACACTCCGAGCAAATCAGGATTATCTTTTAAATTTATGTTTGGAGATAGCTTTTTTAACTCCTCTAAAGAAGCTTTTGATACTTGAAATTTTTCGTCTCCAAACTTATGGCAAGCGATGGAAATCCCATCTAATTTTGTTCTGTATTTAAATGCCATATTTTATTTTACAGTAGAATGATGCAAAATAGCCGCAGAATATTCATCTAATTGAAATTCGTCTGCTACTTTTACTACTTCATTCATTGGCTGTAATTTTTCTATTTCATCAAAACTAGCCATGCATTTTTGAATATTGGCGACCCAATCATCTCTATTGCTTGACGCTATTACTTTCTTGCAAAGAGTCTCTAAATTATCTTTTTGAGTTTTGTTTAATTTTTTAACGCTAAATTTTTTAGCGGCAAAGTCTTCAGAAGCTTTCATAAAAGCGTCTATTTCATAAATTGTAGATTGTATATCCTTGCGCGAAGCTGTTGCGCCAATTGGCCTACCTGCACCAGATTCTTTTGGAGCCGCAGTCGGAGTTGGAGTTGCTCCTTGTACCATTGGAACTCCACCAACAATAGGATTGTAGTAACCCTTTTCTCTATCTGTCACAAGCTTATTTTGAGCGGCGTCCATATCATCAACATTTGGCAACTTACCATTATTAATAGACTCAATGCCTTGTTGTGGCGTAAGGATTCCAACTTCCATCAAGCGGCTAATTGTTCTCATGTATTGCACTTCGTCCTTGAGGTCAATCTCGCTAAACTTGGCTATTGGATAAGATCTAAATCCTAAATCTTTTGATATACGAATAATTTCTGGCTGAAGAATATCATTCAAAAATGCATTGCGAGCCTCTTTTAATCTTTCCATAAAGAAGCCTATTTTTGCGCTTTGACCATTGTATTTATCATCGCCAAGCATTACATTCATCAAACCTTCTTTAATATCTTGGTTCAGTATTTTGTATTTTTCTTCTCCAACTACTTTTTTAAGATCTGGAATTACAAAATCTGCCTTGGTGGTATAGTCTGAAACAAGAACGCGGCCCACGCTTTCGTTCATAAATAAGTTTTGCATCGCAGCCATATTCGCTGGATTAATTCCGCCTTTATCTGGCTCTGCTCCCATCGTGATTAATAGAATAACATTTTCTACTGTTCTGGCAATTGCTTGATCAATGTGTTTTAATTCTATTTTAGCATTTACGTCTTCAAGAACTGGATAAGCAAATGGGATAGCGAACGGTTCATAATCTTGTTTTTTGTAAAATGAATAAAGCAAAAATTTTGGATCAAGCTTCATCTTCAATCCGTCGCGAAAATATTGTTTCTTTTTTATTTGATCTTGAACTTCTTGAGGAAAGCCTTTCAATAATTCAACATCTTCGTCAGTTTTTGGATTCTTTAATTTTTCAAGCTCGTACTCCGACAATACTTTTTCATATACAGCCTCCGCAAATGAACTTGATATCTTTGCTACGATATCATATGGATTAATAAGAATATAACGAAGAGGAACTTGGTTATTGACGATCCCGTTTTCGCTTAAACCAGAGAGTAGTTTAAAATCTTCTGCATTAAATTTTCCATCTATGCGGTAATAAAAAATATTACCGCTACGATAGTATTCGCGGAAATACTGGTCTTTTAATTTCCAAAGCTTTATCTTTTTAAACCATTTGTTAAAAAATTCTCTACTACGCTCGGTGCCGCCTTCTAAATATATATCTGTATTCGCGAACTCAGTGGCGATATCTATTGTATTTCTAACAATAGCAACGTTAGCATAAGCCTTTTGGCAGAGTAAAATTGCATCTCTTACGTCAACGCCATCTTTAGAGAAGTCATAAGGGAGCATTCCCTGACTTAAAAGAGCGTACCTTCTAATATTGGAGTCTGTGCCATTTGCGGGAACTCTAATCTGAGTAGACTTGCTGGCAGCAGTTGATCTTGATGCCTTAGAAATATCAGTGAAATAAGAATCTCCAACTAGCTTTGGCTCAAAATTATTTTGACCGATAGGCTGTGGAGCTTTAAATCTATTCCAATAATCTGATTTTTTATTATATTCTCTTGGCATTTTGTTATAATAAAAGTTACACTAAAAGTTAAGAAAGTACTTTTTCATCTATAGATAAAATGTCATCTTCTGAACAATATTTAACTTCTTTGGTAACGATATTATTGTACTGGTCTTTTAATTCAAATTTAATGTTATCTCCAATATTTATTGTTCTTAATGTTTCCAACCACATAAACCGTGATACATTTTCCCATGAGGAAAAAATTTGATCGTTAATATAAATTTTTAAATTAATTTTTAAAACAGAAGAGCAGTTATAAAAAGATGCTTTGACTGAATTATCTATTTTTTTTACCAAACAACACATTTCTTTTGCCAAAAAATTTAGATCATCCCATCTAGTAAAAAATAATTGCTTCTCTGAAATTTTATAAAAATATTGAGCGGGAATAAAATGTATCTTATCCTTAAGATTAATTAGCGAATGCGCGAAACAATCTTCATAAGCCATCCAAGGGCTAATTTTTGATAAAACTTTTTCGCTTTCAAACTCCTCTTCGGAGGTTGGGTAACAAAAAAAGCTCTCAAAAAAATCTATATTAACAAAAAAATGATTAGTGTGATAATATAAGCCAGGCACAAAAGAGCCATCTGGCATTTTAAAAAAACTATCTCCAATAACGCAGAGCTTTTTGTCCGAAACGTTTAAGATATTTAAATTTTCTTTGTAATAATCTATGTTATTTGTTAAGACATCGTCTTCTGTATACAGAGCGTTGCTAAAACCAAGTTTTTTTGCTAAATTAAAAAGAAGTTTTGTATTTTTTGCGATAGTTGGGTCTACGTTTGAATTAAAAATAAACCTATTTACATTCAATGAAGATAAATCTATATAAACACATGTGGTATTGGGTCTATTTTTCAAAAAACATTTTTTTTGATACAAAGCTGATTTTTCAATTTTTTCTTTATTTAAAATAATATAATCGACTAAATTTTCTATTTCATCATCAACGGCACAACCAGAACATAAAATAATTGGAATTGAAAGTTTCTTCAATTCTTGTATTTGAGTTTTTAAAGTTAATTTTTTTCTATCAGAGTTTGGAAAAGAATTTATTAAAATAACATTTTTCATCTTGCGAAAAACGGAACGAAAGTTGATTGAGAAATATTAACCTTAACATCGTTCATATCAAAATAAATCTTTGCCATCCAGTTTCCAAGAACCAAACAAGAATAAGAGTCCTTTCTTGTTTTTTCTGCTCCACTTTGTTTTTTTAATTCTGGTGGCAGATCAAAACTTTGATGTCCATTAGCTGTTGTTGTGGGAATAATAAGAGAGCATTGAGCCTTTACTAATTCAATCATATCAGCCTGATGATCAACAAAGTCAACCATTTTTGCTTCCAAGCTTTGGCCGTCTTCTTGATCTCTAATAAATTTAAGATTTTTGATTGGAATATTTTTGCTTTTTTGTGCAGAAAAGTCATTGTCTACAGCTTCGGCTGCAAATAATATTTTTCTATGATCAAAATTTGATTGCAGCAACTCATTAGCATATCTTATCCAGTTGCTGGTTGGAACTCGTAAATAGCAAATCTTATTCGTGCTCTTGTTATAAGAAGATCTAGCTTTTCTTAGCTCATCTTGATAAATTTCAGGAGTATCAAAATCTGCTTCAAATGTTTTAACTTCTATCTTGCTATTTTTAAAAAGCTCACTTTCGTTTGCGGCGTTGATGAATTGCAAACCTCCGTTGTAGTCACCGCACATCGCAACAATATTAAAGTTGGTTAGCAAATAATGAAAATATTCAATATGCTTTCTTAAATTTGTTCCCGATAGGCCATAATTATGAACGAGAGTGCCTTTGCGGCTCGTCTTGTCCAACTTTATAACATTCATGGCGAAATCGTCAGAAGATTCATTTTCTGCCCAAGATGGGTCAAAACTTAAAATATATTCAGCATTCTTTTCTCCAGCAAGTTCAATGCACTGACCCTCGCCAACCTTTATAGTACATTCGTGCATCTTGCTTAACTTAAAATATCCAGACGAATCATCAACGAACTGAGATCCAAACTCTCGTTTAAATTGAGACTCTGACATTGTAGCTTTAGCCTGAGTCAACAAACTTTCGTCGTATAACCCATGAGGTGCAATATCATAACTAAAGTGTAAGATTGCCCTTGTTGCAGCGCCCTTGGCATTTTTTTCTGGCGTAACGATAAGGTTTTCATACTGCTTATAAAGCTTATACATGTATTCAAATTGATAAGAAGCAGAAGAAAGAACGATAATTTTATTGTTTGGCCAAACAAACCTGTCTTCCTCTTTCATTTCTCCGCGTTTTATCAATTCGGTCTCTAGATCATAAACCTGTTTTCTCTCTGTTGGGTTCTGCACTACAGAAAGGAACGGAATAATTACTTCGTTAAAAATACGATCTGGCATAAGCAAGAATTCATCAATCATCATGCGGTGAAAGCGAAAACCACGAAGTTTTTCACCGTCACCCAAGGGCAAACAAGTTATTTTGCTTCTGCCAAATTCCATAGTCCATTCGTCCGAGCTTTTTGATACTTTGGTCATGCATTGTTTCAAAAATGTAGCGTTGGGCTTTTCGGCAATCTCTTCTATCTTTCTAAAAATCATTTTTGCCTGACGAAACGTTTTACTAACAATTCCAATATGAACTCCTTGATTCAATATCGCATCCAAAGATGCAAAAACAGCACAAGTAAAGCTCTTCGATAATCCACGGCTCCACACCATCATAGAGTAATCTGTTTCAAACATGGTTTTGATTGCCATGTGTTGAAATGGAAACAGCTTTACGCCGCAGATAATTTCTGAAGAGAAAGAGATGTTTGAGCGCAAAAATTTATAAAGCAAAATCTTTGCTTCTCTTTCTTCCAAGAACCCCTGTTTAGACAGGATTTCTTCATTTACGTTGCGAAATGGAGATTTTCTTTTTTGATTTCCTTCGATCCAAGCCATGATGAGTCCTTGTCTAAAAAGTATTGAATGTCCACGTCCCAAAGGATGCTTCCAATTGCAGTCAACTTAGGAATTAAAATTTCACTATTCGATCTGTTTCCAGAAAATACAAATTGGCAATATCCAGCAAACTCATGCTGCAATAATCTCATATTATGGTAGATGAATTTAAGATTAGCCTTATGAGGAGTAAAGTCGTTGTTATTTTTTATACGATCCAAGGAAGATTCTACAACAATATACAAATAACATTCCATGCTTTTGCATCTTTCTAGTTCACGTCTGAACCTTTCTAAATTTTCCCCAACAAGAGTCCCTTTAAAATCAGATTCTGATTTGCGATCAACAAATGTTTTTGTATAATTTGTCCCACTTGCAGTATAATCCCCGAAATCTAACTTAACACTTTTTTGATTCTTGAATGTTAGTGGCTGCTGCTCTCTAGTATCTATAAAAATATTAACATTGGAATAGTCTTCGTGGAACTTTTTTGGCAGAGATCTCCTAAACATTGGGTTTATTTTTAATTCATCGCAGATTTTTGAATATGTGCCAAAATGTTTTTTATAAATGTCTATAGAAGGCATTTCGCTAGTTTCTAAGTCTAAGTGGCATGGTGCATATTTTAAACCTTTACTTTCTATTCGATTAACAAGCATTTTTTTTATATATTCTTTTACAATTTCTGGCTTTTCTATCTCGCACCAACGCAACAACTGCTCTCTATTGGCAAAATCATTTTGAAAATAAGACTCCTTGTCTTTAAAAGGCAAAAGAGTGCCTGTTAAAAGATTTTTCCTAGGATAATGGGCAATATAATATTCATTAAGAGAAACTTTATGCTTCTTTAAATGTGCGTGCAAGCTCCTTTCTGAATTAAAGGAACTATTGCATATTTTGCAACAGTTGGAGTCATTAAACTGCATCATCTAATGATATTCCAAGAATACGAGCTTTCCATTCTACCATAGTTTCCATCTTTTTAGCTTCATCTGCTACTAATGACTTTTGCATTTCAGCAATTTTTATCATATTAGCTCTTTCTTCTTCGTCTTGAAATAGTTGAACTATAGAAAGTATAGAAGCATTCTCCTTTTGTTTAGAAGAGATTCTTTCTCTACGGTCTCCTTGCAGTTTTTTAATCAAACTTTCGACGCGACCTTCGCATTGATGATATTCACTACTTTTTGCCTTAATGATTTCAGCTAAACGAATACTCATTTCGTTTTGCTCCTGAGTCTCTTCAAACATTTTATTCAATTTATCTAAATGCCTAGAAGTAGTTTCTAAGTTTATAATCTCTTTGCAAACATTCATATATAAATTAACTTCATCAGCCGTAAGATCAGGCTTGTCCCAAGTCATTCTTATAAATTCCTGCTCAAATATATTTCTATCGTCGAGCGAAGTATAGCAATTAATTATTTTCTGAAACCTTGAATTATTTAAGTTGATACCTAGTTTGTCTATACATACCTTTTGCTGCCTAGTGAGCCTATCTTTATTTATATTTTCTCCAGTAGCATCATTAATCTTATTAGCTATACGCTCAACAGAGCGTGGAACTTGATACTTAGTTCCGAGAGCGCTTTCGCTTTCGACTTGAGGCAAATCCTCAAGAGAACGTATGTAATTCATAACCGTTCTCTGCTCAAGGCTCATCTGAACAACTTGTTTGTCTGGATAAAGCAATTCTGCAATTTTCAAACTAGACAAACCAAGTTTAGTTTGCTGAACAATAAATTCTTTTTGCGCATCAGAGAGAGGTAGATTACCAACTTTTTGGTATTTTGATGTTTTATAATTTATCTTATTCGCAACAAGATAAGCTCTTATAGCTATGCCTTCTTTACTTCTTCCATCTAACTCTTCATTATTAAAGAATTTTTTTGTAATTAGATTTAAATCTGGAAATTCTATAGCAAGCTTCTTTATCTTTTCCCCGTCTTCTGGAGAAAATTTAATTTCATTATTCATAAGTGGTTAAAATATCTTCATTTTGAAGTATTTTTAGAGCAACTTTTTTGAAAAGCTTTTTTAGGTTTTTTATCTGTTTGTATCCCGCTTTCTTGCCCTTTTCGTTTGTTTTGTACCCCATTTCTGCCGCTACTTTTTCTTCATCAGCGCCATCAATATATAACCTAGAATATACTTTGTATTGTTTTGGAGCCAAGTAAAGCTTCATCTCTTCGTGCAGTCTTGAAGCGCTTGATAATATATCAAAATTATTATCAGCCATTCCAAAAACTTTATCATTGTGGCTCTCTATTGAAACACACAGTTTTACATCATAAGCGCTTTTCTTTGTCCTTTCCCATTTCTTATAAAGAGGGCATTCTCCACACTGCTTTCCGCTTGGCGTGATCGAACATGCTGGAGGTTCATTCCCTTGATTGAACTTGCAACCCAAACAAGGACGCGCATAATTAGAATAATTATTGCGCAAAAGATTTTTGATTTGATTGGAGGTTATTCTGGATATCCAAGGCTCAAGCGGTCTATCTTGCTTCCACATGTGCCATTTTTTGGAAATGTGAAATCTAATTATTTGCGCAACATCTTCATAATCCATCCAAGCTATAGCTCTTAGCTGCCAGATATATCTGTGCTTTTCTATAATTCTATCTATTACTTCTCTTTTATCTTCGTATTTAATCTTGCGCTTTGTTTTTTGAGCTTCCATATTTAGAGGGAGAAAGGTCTCCAAGACCATTGTGGCGAGTTGGAGCGAACCTTTTAGCTTTTGCTGCTGTTGGATTTTTTGACAGCTCTTCTAAATTGAACTGTCTAAATCCGCCCTCTACTTCAATTTCAACATCAAGTTTTTTGATATCAGGAAGCTCATCAATATCAGTATTATCTTCTGATTCAATTTCAGTATCTTCCCTAGCAATTTTTTTTATCGGCGCCTCTTTTTGAGATTTACCGTTGATTGGCGTACCGCATTTTGAACAAAAATTAGGTGCAAATCCACTATATTCGTGCTTGCCTCCACAATTTGTACAGAAGATGGTTGCCATATATTTATTTAGTTTATTAACTTTCGCTAAAATTTTCCAACTTTATTAGTATAGTACCTATATCTATATGAATTTCAACCATCTTATCTGTATTTATAATCTTATCCTGTCTGTTCAAAACTAAAATCTTTTCTCCTATGAAACTGACTACCGGAATTAAGATTTTTTATTTTCTTTACGATGAATTTTAAAATTTCACTTCTTTTTATATCTTCTTCTGTAAATTCGAACGAGAAAATTCCATGCTGTGAGGAACTCTCATCTGAAAATAAATTGTAAAAGTCGATAAATCCATTTTTACCTTTGATGTCTGATTGCATAAAATCTCCGCATAAGAAAATTTTACTCCCTTCGCCAATTCTGGTGATGAGGGTTGTAATTTCCTTTGCTGTGAAATTTTGGACTTCATCGGCTATGACTATCTTATCAGTAAGAGTGCTGCCTCTTAAGAAATTGATTGGTGTTGCTGAAACCCTACCTTCATCTTTAAGTCTATGAGCGTCAGTCGGTTCAATCATTTCTTGAATTTTGTCTTCAAGAGGGAGGAGATATGGCTGAAACTTTTCGCCAACTGTTCCTGGCAGCGAGCCAAGAGATTTTTCGCCGCTTTCAGCGATTGTTCTAATATAGATAATATCTTTTTCATTGTGGTTGATAAGGTTAAGTGCCGCATAAACGGCCATGAAAGTCTTTGAGGTTCCCGCTGGTCCAGCGATAAAGACGATCTTGGTTTCGTCGTTTAAGAGAATTTTTAAAAGGTGCTGTTGTTTTTCAGTGAATTTAAATTTGCGTTCTTTAAATTTTATTTCTGTTTTCATCTGCGGAATAACTAGTTCCGTAGATGCCGATTTTGTTTTCTTGGGCTTTTTTGCCATAAAGTTTAAACCATCTCTTCAACTATCTGTAGACCTCCTTTTGCTACGCCATTGCTATCTAGAGATGATGTTTGAGAACCTAACACACCAATAACAGAAAACGAATTTCCATCTGCCATTGTAATTGTTCCTGTTACAGAGGTGTTTGGTTGATAATCAGAAAGCCAATCTGTATTTGAAATTCCATTGACTTGCAATGTTTTAGTAATTTTCATTACGCTAACTTTTCTTGGATAAGCACTGCCTATTTCGTAATTAGGTGCGCGTTCAACCTCAATATTAAAATTTAAATTTTCGTATTCGCTGATAGTTTGAGTAAAATTTGTTGTAGTAAAAGTGATCGACATTCCTCTTAATGGTGAAACAATTCCAGTTTCCGAAGTTTGACCAGCGTAAGAACTTATTCCGTTTCCAGTTGCCAGACCATAAGAATCAAACTCCATTTGCACAAATAATGGACTCCAAGGCTCGACTGAAAAAGAAAAAGATTTTAAAAAACATTTATCAAACCTGTAACTTGGAACCTGAATATAGGAACCGCTTGTAAAATCTCCAGTTAAAGCTAAAAATCCAGTAAACTGATTAAAATTAGTCCCTGTAACTGGTATTACAGTTGTTGAGACGGAAGCGCTTTTTGGACCTGTTTGTATATAATAATCAAGCTCTTGGCCAATTCTTCTTATCCTTTTTAATTGAGTCGTGTTGCTGGCATTAAAATTCCTAGCATATAAAATATTATAACTTCCTGTAGAGACGCTTTGCTCATCTCCAGTCGAAAGAAAAGCTCTAATATTATTGTATGCTATATACGCCATTAGTATAATTTACACTTTTTGTAATTATAATAAACACAGTTTATTTATTCAATATGCAAATCAATATCCTAATAGGTGGCAAATTCGGTGATTTTATTCATGCGCAATATATTCCTAGTTTTATTTATCGGACTACAGGTATCACTTCGAATATTTTTGTTTCAAATATGGGGGATAGTTTTGAATTTGGTTTAGAAAATTCATTTAGAGAGCTGGTTCCTGTTATGCAAAACCAACAATACTGCAATTCTTTTCAGATTTTTAAAAACGAAAAAGTAGACATGGATCTTTCTACTTTTAGGCAAAGTAAATATCTTTTCAAGACATGCTGGACAGAATTATTGACGAAAACATTTTTGGGAGAAAATATCAAACCTATTCACGGAGCTTGGATGACGCATAATCAATCTTTTGATTTAAAAGATACTATTTTGGTTTCAAGAAAAAATAAAACTCCAGTAAATGATTTTATTATTTCTAACTACGAAAAAGAAATTAAAAAATATAAAAATGCTATTTTCATAGGTTCAGACCGAATGTATTCTGAATTTCCTCTGAAAGATTTATGTAAAAAGATTACACCATTAGACATTGGTGAAATTTTTTCATATTTTAATTCAAACTGTACAGTGCTTGGTGATCAAAGCGGTCCAATGGCAGTGGCATCAGCTTTAAACGCAACAAGAATATTAGAGCCATTGCCCAAATCAATTTATCCAGATGAAATACATTACCTTGGAGAGGTAAAATACAGCAATAAGATTTCTTTTATCAGACCTAGTATTTAATTTTTTCTAGCGATTGATTTTAAATCGTTTTCGTCAATTGACGCTAATCTCTTAAGCAGCTTAACGCTTTCTAATTTAAAATTTTGCAAAGTTATGCTGTGGCCACCAGTTATGATCCCTTTTTCATCAACATCGTACAGAAACAAAGCGGTCGAGAGCCATCCGATTCTTACTATCCTTGCAGGGCTTTTTGAGCCGTCCCAAAAAATTAAAATATCATCTTCTTTTAAACCAGAAGTAATTCGAAATAAAAGACTTTTGACAATGTTTGTTATGAACTCCTTAAAAAATAAGGAGGCGATTCCAGCTACTAAAATAACTGAATTTTCGGAAATAAAATTATTAAATTCCTTTTCCATTTGAATATTTACACTTCTTTGAAAAAAGTATTGACAAACAGGTATAAATATATACAATATTCTTCATGACTAGAATAGTTGTTATCTCAGACACGCATGGTCAGCACTTGGGACTTTCAGTTCCAGAAGGAGACATCCTTATACACTGTGGAGATTTTTGTTCGCATGGTCAGTACCTTGATGCGGTAAAATTTCTTCATTGGTTTCAAACACACCCTCACCAACGAAAGATTTTTATTGCCGGTAATCACGACCTTGTTTTTGAACAAGGCTCTTATCACGATATTGAAATGCTGACAAGAATTCACTTAAATGACTCAACCCACTATCTCAACGACAGCGGAATCAATCTTTTTGGAATTAATTTTTGGGGCAGTCCAATTCAACCGCGCTTTTTCAACTGGGCTTTTAATAGGGATAGGGGAGCGGACATCAAAAAGCATTGGGACAAAATCCCAGAAGGCACAGATGTTTTAATTACCCACGGTCCCCCTCATAGAATTTGTGATGCTGCTCCAAGAACGCATGGTTTTTATGAAAATATTGGATGTGAAGAATTGCTAAAAGCAGTAAAAAAAATTAAACCATCAATTCATTTATTTGGCCATGTTCATTTTTGCGCTGGAGAATTGCATCAAGATGAAAATACGCTTTTTGCTAACTGCTGCCTTATGAACGAAGAGTACATTATTTTTAATAAACCTTTCGTGTTTGATATTGACAAAGACAAAAATATCAGTATAGTAAACGCAACATGAAAACAAAAAAGAAAAAGAAACTTAGCGTAAGTCGTCCAATTTACATGGAAGACTTGGAGGCTGTAACTTTCGCTGTTTACGAAACGCTAAACAAGCGTGATATCTGGTTTAATTCCGTTACTAGTGACGATGATTTTCATCGAAGCTTAATTGAATTTCTTGAACAGCGTTTTAATTATCCAGATTACAACAACTACAACTAATGAACGGAAAAGGTTCAAAGCCAAGACCATTATCTGTCAGTTACGATGAATATTCTGATAACTGGGATAATATTTTTTCGCAAAAAGCTGTTGTTCCAATAAAAATTGATGAAAAAACAGAAGAGCAGTATATTGAAATCCCAGATAGCATGATAAAGAGTTTAAATTGGAAAGTTGGCGATGAATTAATTTTTTCTGAAAACGAAGATGGCACTTTTAGCTTAACAAAGGAATAATATGGGCATGTTCGATGATATCTCTATTTCCGATTCTCTTCCTTATACTCAGGAAATGAAGGATCTTGGCTTGGATAAAAACAACCGCATCTGGCAAACAAAAGACCTTGGGCAATCAATGAGTCTTTATTTTATTCAGGGCGGAAAACTTTTTATTGAGAAGTATAAAGTTGACACTTGGGTAGAAGGAAACCCAAAAGGAAAAAGCGTAATGGATAGAATTGGGCACTTGAAGAGAGAAGAGCCATATTTAGAGGAAGTCCCATTTCATGGAGAAATTTTTTTCTATGATTTCGCGAATGATGTCGAAGGCAAATGGGATTGCTGGATAGAATTTAAAGCAACTTTTACCAAAGGAACTCTTGATGGATTTGAGTTGTTCTCTTTTAAGAAAGAAGATAACGCCGAAAGAGTTAGGTCAGATAAAAAGTGGAAAGAAGAACTTTTTGCCAAGCAGAATCTTTGGAGAAATAAATATATTTTTAATACCAAATGGTTTTGGATAATTAGGCATAATATTTGGTATCCATTTTGGAGTTTGATTGCAACTTTCGCCCATAAAATGAAATTTATTATTTAATATGGATAAAGTTTCCCTTTTAAAACCAGAGCTTCATCCGAAAGGGTGGGGCAGAGAAGATTGGATAATCAACTGTCCAGATTACTGTATGAAATTTCTTCGTTTCGCTCAAGGAGCAAAAGGCTCCATGCATTTTCATGTCAAAAAGCATGAAACTTGGTACATCCAAACCGGCAAAATAGCATTAAGCGTAATTAATACAGAAACTGCAAAAATGTCTACTGTTATTTTGTGCGCTGGAGATGTTGTAGATATCCCTAAATTGAACCCTCACCAAGTAGAAGCGCTAGAAGATACTATCATTATAGAAATTTCCACCCAGCATTTTGATGATGATTCGTATAGAGTCGTCCCAGGAGATTCTCAGCCGAAATAATGATTTTTTTTAAAACAAAAAAAGTGTGGTATTGGCCATATCCTATTTATCTATACCCACTTGCGTTGTCTTGGGAGGATTGGGACTTATTTCGAGCAAAAATAAAAAAAAGGTATCCTGTTCAATATTTCTTTAGAGAAACTTTGCCAATTAATTTGGCGCGCTTCAAATATAAAATAAAATATTCTTTCGAATGGCTAAAGTGTCATATCCGTCACCCTAGAAAAGAAATGCGGGATCAAGTCTTTGTCCCGTGCTGGCAAGATTTAGATATTATGTTTGAAAGTTTTGCCTGTGAAATGGTAAAAGAATTTGTCGAAAAAGAGGACGCGCTCAATAATCTTAGCGGCTGCGAATCTAAATTTAAAAAAGAATTAAATAAATACTATAAGTACGTCAAATATGAAAGGCAAAAACTTATTGAAGAGATGCAGGGTTTAGATGAATCTGAAATCGTTGCTCTTGGCCATTTTAAAACACAATTGACTAAAAAAGACGATGCACTTTTACTTTGGTTAATTAAAAATAGAAAATATTTCTGGACTTAATATGTTAACAATAAATAAAAAATATAAAAGCAAAGTTGCCGCTCTCAGAAGGAAAGTCGCTTTGCAGCAAAAGCAGCAGGACAGTTGGATCTTAAAGCTCGCTAAAGAAGCTGGCATAAATACAAGCGGAGATGATTTTGAAACCCTTTGGGATCACGTTATGAACGAAACTGATTGGACGGTAAAGTATGAATGATCTCATAAGATATCTCTTTGTACCAGCTAGGCTACTAGTCGCTTTGATGTTGTTCGTTCCTATGACTGTAGTTTTTTTTATTGGCTGCGTTTTATACCCACATGCATGGAAAGATTATCGGGAAGCAGTATTTTCTATATGCAGGTTTATTAAAAATGGAATAGACTCTTATTAATATGAATTCTTATATATTCGTTGACTTGGACGAGACACTTATCCATACTTTCAGTAGCTGGGACGATAAGGTTGGGCAGAATATAAAATCTTTCACCCTTAGCGACGGGGACTTTTATGAGACATGCGAAAGACCGGGCGCTTTGGAGTTCCTCGCCAAACTCAGACAAATCGCTCCTGTTTACATGCTTACGGCAGCAACAACAGAGTACGCTGATACGGTCAACGAATTATTTTCTTTTGGTTTCGATCCAATGCATATCTATGCTAGAGAAGATGTTCATGGCAATGATATACAATTAGAACCAGTTGAAAGTGTTCATCTTATTGATAACTTGCCTAAGCGAGAGAATCATACTAAAATACATTTTTTAAGATCAGTTTCCAAACATAAAACAATCAACTATATACAGTGTTCAACGTTTTCTGGTGGCGACAATCTGCCATTAGACCAAAAAACAATAGACAGCTTGATTTCGAAAATCAAATGAACTATGATCTTGAGCTATTAAAAAAGATTCCCGCAGAACACTACACCACACACAACAACAAACTTATTAAGGTAAAAGACCTATTTGAATTATTAAAAAAGAACGATGAAGATCAAAAACGAAACGGTAAACGTAATAATAATGGTTCTCGCAATCGTAGCTGATGTTGCTTTGATAATTAATATTATTCACCATTGGTGAAATAGAGGGCTCCCGGTTTCCCGGTTCTTAATACCCTATAAGTTGGGAGTTTTTCCCCATTTTACTAAAAATGGGGGTGGGGGGTGTAAACTCCTTTGTGAAGAAGAACAGTGATCTAGAAACGGATTGGTTGATTATTGTTCTCCTTCTTATCATTGCCCTAGGATACCTTGCTTTATCTAGAAAATAGATAAACATATACAATCAAAGCGAGCGTAAGATAGAGCCATTTAGGGTATTAAAAATTGAAGTTGAGCGGACTAAATACCACCCCCCGCCGCGCCCCACGGAAACGCAAGGCGCAATTTTTAATTAATGGGGGAGGGTCTGCGCTACCTTCTTGCCTTGCCTTTGCACACTAGCACAAGGGCCAGCACAGCGAACAAAACAATTGCAAAGTCCATGCGTTACCCCCGCACGACAAATCCGCTGCTGTCTTTCTTTGCTTCGCCCTTCGCCTTGAGGCCCACGACAACGCCCCGCTTGTCAAGAAAGCGCAAATC